TTCAGCCTTGTTGCTGCTTTTTTTATTTCTCATCTTTCTACCTCCTTTCTGTAATTATATTAACACGCATTGCCGTATATGTCAATAGTTTTATTAATATTTTTTAAAATTTGCAATAAAAAAAGAGAAGCACGCAGCTTCTCTTTTGTCTTGTTTAGAAAAAGCTCCATCCTGTTGCACCTAGCTCAATGCCTACTTGTGCATTAATCAAAATGAAGTTTATGCTATCAATTAGCTTGTTCATTTTACCCTCTTTACTTCACAGAGATTTCCCCTTGTTCGTTCGCTCGTACTTCAACATCATCATTCGTGACCAGCTTTCCATCTTTGATAATGTAAATTTTATCACCTTTCACGATACCTTTTTCCGTGCGAGATCCATCAGATTCAAAATGCTGCCATTCGCCATCAACCATTTGCCAACCTGTCTGCATTGCACCGCTTGAATCAAAGAAATAATTTTTTCCCTCAATCGCATGCACGCCACTTCCGTACATGCTACCTTCTTTTGGATCCAGGAAGTACCATTTATCATTGATTGATTGCCAACCTATCTGCATCTTGCAATTTATTCCGAAATAGTACCACTTGCCATCAATCTGTTGCCAGCCTGTTACTGCGTATCCAGATTCGTTGAAATAATACCATTCGCCATCGAACTGCTGCCATGTACTCTTGGGGTAACTGCCATCAGATTTTCTATACCACCATCCGACGTTGTCTTTTATCCAGCCTGTTGTTTGAAAATTTGGATGCACAAAACCTCGAATAAATCGCCCATTGATGGCTACTCTTCTATATCCTGTCGTGTGGCGATTTCCGATGTTGAATTCGAACACATTAATCATCCCAGAGCTAACTGATACGACAATTCCAACATGGCTAGCGCCGCTAGTGTTGTCGCCTCTCCCGTTATCGTTCCAATCGTAGATGATCCAGTCTCCGGGCGATGGTGTGAAATTGTCATTTTCAACCCAAATGCCCATTTGCTGCGCTTTCCGCACAATCGTTCCAACATTATATGAGCATGGATAAGCATCGCCAAGGCCGCATATGTATGCCACAGCAGATGCACATGCAGCGCAAAAATTGGCGGTGTATGTCATTGGTGCTCCATCTGGTTTGTATTTGTTAAAAACATCAATCAAGGTGCGGTGTGAACCGCCCTTGAATGCCATGCCATTGTATCTAATGGCCGTGTTAACTATCTGTTCTCTCTTCCCCATTGCTCAACACCTCTGCTTTTTTTAAATTCTCTGCAATAGCCTCTTCATTTATATTTTTATTTAAGTCTACTGGAGCTGGCATGTTAAATTCTTTTGAATCATCTTTTTTTGAGCCTTCAATTAACTGCTTGAACATTTGGTGGAATCCTGTTGCGGCCAAGCCTGTAACACCGCCCTTCACAATTGCTTCGAAGCTAACTCCTAGACAAATAACACCGCACACCATTCCGACAACAAAAAGAACCGTTGGAATTATTTTGTTATCAGTCGGCATAAACTTTTTTAGCAAATATCCTATGCAAAGACAAAATACTAGCACTAGAGGAATATACATTTTTGAAACAACTTCTACACTCATTTTAATTCTCCTTCCTATGTTCTAAATGCGTGATTCTCTTTTCATGGTCGTTTAAACGATCATCATGTTGGTTATGCTTGTCCCACATCCGAGAATGCGACTCTCTATCATGGGCCTCTTGCTCTTTTACTGCACATTCAACACTTGTTACATCTGCTGCAAGATTCTCAATTCTCACATTGAGAGCCTTGATTGATGCGTTCAACTCATTAACTGGCTTTCCCACATAATTATTCAATGCGGAAATTAAGCCGATTAACATCGTTAAACCTATTATCAAGCTTCCTATGAACTCTGGTTTCATCGTTTTTTCCTTTCAATAAAATACACCGCAGATGCGGTGCTAGATTTAACTGCCAAGCTTCTTGATGCCATATATCCTAACAGGGATCATCGCTGCACTTGTTGTAGCTATAGCTGTATTCCCTTGTGTCTTATAAGTTCCATTTCCAAATGTTATTCTGTGTGAACTACCGCTTCCAGAGCTGGTGACTTGTCTTGCGTTTACCCAGAAATTTGTGCCACCACCGCCAATTGATGATGCGCAAAATTTTACTGATTCGCCTCTTTTCAAGCTCATGCTAGAGCGTGTATATTCTCCAACATAGTCACTCCATTCTATGATGTACTCGTCATAGCTTCCATCAATCGCAAGCGACTGCGCTGCAAATTGCGAATTCGGGCTTGAGTTGCTCCATAGCAAGCTTCTAGTTTCGACTGTCGCTAACATCTTCTTGATTTCAATTAGTGTTTTGAGAACACTTATCATATATTTCACCCCCTTATGCTCTTATTGATGCTCCAAAGAACGAAGCAAGCTCATTCTCTGCGCTAATGTTATCAATCTTAACATCGTCCGTTGATGTCTTCAGTTTCTGCAATTCTTTCTGTAATTCTTTCTGTAATTCGTTAATGCTGTTCTGCAATTTCCCAGCTGCAGTGCCATCAATTGCCCCTTCTAGTATGCTCTGCCATCTTGATGTCATTGCTTCTAGTCCAAAATTAACCGGGAAAGCTGGTGCAACAAATCCGCACAATTCGTTGTTCGGCCTTTGGTCTAAAATATTCGAAACACTAATTTCAGATGCTCCCGCATTGATATGTATATCAGCAAGTGCAATTTCGTAATAATTGCTTTCTCGAATCAATGTTGGTGCAACGGGTGTTGTTGATGGTGTTCCTTCTTTCTTATATAGCTCAATATTGCGAAAACTATCAGATGTATCTAATCTGGCAACAATTCTATCTATTCTCTTCAGCGATGCATGAGCTGCACTAATTGCGATAGTGCGCGCTGATTCTTCACGACCTATGCCGCCTTCTACTATGCAGCCTCCCGGCATAATTTTCACCTTCATTCCGCCAGCGGGCTGTACTTGTAAATCAGAGCCATCACCACTAACTAGACACACTCCATTGCTCCATACTGCCTTAACGATGCTTCTAACTGTTGCATCATCAACAGCCCTATCCCCTTTAGGATTTACATCAAATTTCGATTGAAATGGTATTGATATCATAACTTACCTCCTTAAATGTTAAGTGCAACATATTTTTGCTTGTATGGTGTTCCCATCACCAACTGTACTTCAATTGCATTCTTCCTATGCACCTCTTTTACTTCAACGATTCTTGCTGCGAACATTTGTTCAATATCATCTAGCACAATTGTACATATATCTCCTAAATTGTAATTTTCAAGATAATAGAATGTATTTTGCAGCACATCAACATTAATTGTTTCTTGTTTCCAGTGATTAAGCATTTCGAGCTTGCCTTGATTTCTCATCTGCTCTCTGATAACAGATTCATTAGCTACTTTTAGCTCAATTCCAGAAACGCTCCCTTGAATTATTTTCTTCGGATAGAGGTCTAAATCTTTTGGTCTGTTGTTTTCGTCAATATAAAATTCACGGATCATGCTCTTTGTGTTGCCTTGCTCATCTGTGATGTATTCTTCATTTTTAAACCCAGTTTCGTCCATAGTCTGGCGAATTTCGATAATCGGAATTACAGCGCTATCATCGTATACATATTCGATTTTCGATACATCGCCCCACCCTGTTCCAAAGAATACATTTGCGCGCAAGTCTCGCCCGCTAGTTGGTTTTACCTTGTACAGAAAATGCGGCTCTTCTATCTTTCGCATCCACTCTTCCACCCAATCAACATTGTTTTTATAAGGCGGCGCAAGTTCAACGTTGAAGCTCATCCCATACAAGGCGCATGCATCATATAGAGTTGTTGCGGCGCCTGTTCCAGCTTTGAACGAATACACAAGTTCTGGCATCCACTTCGCATCATAATCGCCCCACACTTGGCCAACTATTGATGGCGGGATTTCGTGACTTCCGCCAGTTCGTGAATACTGTCCGAGCGCGCTAGTGTTTATGTTTGCGAACAAGCCGAAAATAACAGTGCCATCTTTTTCATTCACATTTTCATCCGAATGAAGTGCTACTCCGTCAAGAGCCTTTTCTGCAAAGAATCCAGATATCGTTGCAAATGTGCCTTGTGCTGTAACTTCATATACAGTTTTCTGCACTATGCCTGTTTCTGGCCTTCCTGTATTTTTGACGAATTTCACATGTTGATTCCAATCTTGTGCGGCGAGCCTCACAGAGAAATCTCCAGCTTCGGTCCATTTGCGATTCCATGCCACCTCGATAAAATCGAGGTCTTCAAGGCGATTCATAAATTTATCAAAAAATTGAATCATAACCCATCATACCTTCCTATATACTCAATTTCAGTGCGTAACGCAGAGCCACCAACTTCGGCATCAATTTTGATAAAATTATCTCCAAAATCAAGAATAAATTTTCTAAAATCGTACGGATCATTGTCTGCGCCTAGCGAAAGAATCTTGTTGTTATGTACCGCGTATGATTTTGATGTATCAATTTCAATTCTATCGCCTTTGCGCATTTCAATATTCAAAATTGCTGTTTTCTGATTCACTGTAATTTCAATATTTTTCGCATACCCAGTTGAGGTTATTTCTATAATTGGATGTGCTGGTGATGATCCGATATAGTTGATTACTTTTTCAGTCGTGTGCTCCTCTGCAGAAAATGGCAGCATGATCCCTTGCCCATACGCATGAGGCCACACCCACAAGGCTTGCTTTTTGCTGAAATTCGTTTGTTCGCTTTCAACAGCAAATAAATCTGCATGTGTTGATAAGAATCTAATTGTTAGATCTTTCATCTTATACACATTTCCGAGCGGAAAATTACTTGCTGTTATCTGGCAATCTTTTGCGATACGTTCTGTTCCCAGATAGTTGATATGCAAGTCATATTTCATACGACTATTGTGAAATGCTATCGCTCGCATTCTTTGCAGATTGTAATTTTCTGCATCCAGTGGGCGCACAACAATTTTCATATCGCGTGATACCCTTCGTTGCCCTGTTATTATGTCGCCATCACCAACTCCCCTTGCTTGCTTTGATGTTTCAATTTCTGGAAAATCAAAACCTTCAAGAGCGCGAAGTTCCCAACTATCTGATTGATAGTTGAAAACCTCGCCATCCGAGCGGATAGCTTTAAGTGAAGCAATATGTTTCATTTTCCTACCTTCCCGCAAGCCCCATTATTACAGCTTGCCTCTTCAGTGCGCGCTCTGTATCAATTGGACTCTGCACAGGTTCATGGAAGTGGATAACTTGTGTTACCACAGTTTGATTGCCAGCGCCCATTGGTGATGCTGCAATTGTTCCTGTATCGAAGCTTCCAACTGTCATGCGTTCTTTTAACGCATCCATATTAGCGCCATACGAATTCAAAACTTTTGAGAAGGTGCGCTCACCACCTTGCATAAGTCCAGCATTCATCATCTCTCCCACCCAGATTGTGAATCTTGATGGCGAGTGTATATCTAGCACGCTTGTAATCTTCTTCTTGATTGCGCTTGCTTTGTTGCCTATCCACGAAATCAGATGATTGAACTTGTTCATCATTCCTTGTTTCAAGCCTTCGATAAGGTGTGCACCTATTCCGAGCAGTGAGCCTACACCTCTTTTAATAGCGCTCGGAATTCTTGCTGCTTTAGCTGCAACTGTTGATATCACATGGCCGAAGCCAGATGCAATGCCTCGCGCCAGTGCTGCAATGATATGTGCTCCAGCTGATAGCAATGCTCCCGCTAGCGCAACGATCGCTGATACGATTGCAGCCAGCACTTGAGGTATATGCGCAACAACAGATGGAATCGCTTGCACTATGCCTTGTCCGAGAGTTATTAATAACTCTGTTCCAGTCTGGATAATCGTTGGCCAGTTCTGCTTTACAAAATTAGCGATGCCTGTTATTGCGTTGGCAATATGTCCTACTATGCTCGGAAGTGCATTTGCGAATCCTTGTACAAAATTCTTGAGCATTTCAGCACCTTCTTGGAAGATTGCTGGTGCGTGTGCACGAATCATAGATCCTATATTGCTAACTATTGAGCCTAGCGATGCCACAATTGCTGGTGCACTCGCAACAAGTGTCTGCCCAATCGCGAGCGCCATCTGCCCTATCGCAGAGAGCAATGCTGGTGCTGCTTGTACAATGCCATTAATAACTGCAGTTAGAACTTGAATTCCAGCTTGCGCGATTTCTGGACCATGTGCACTTATCATAGATGCAACTGATGATATTTTGTCAGCAAGCCCCGAGGCGAAAGCTGCAACTTTCGCACCCACATTTTCTGCAGATACACCAAGTTTTCCGAATATCGCAACAAGGGCTACTATTCCAGCAACAACAAGAATTATAGGATTTGCTGCGAGCAAGCCCCACACTCTCGATAATAATGGCAGCATCCTCGATATAGTTGTGAGCGAGCTTCCAAAGGCTTGCGCGAATTTACCAACAAAGATTGTCGCTGGTGCAAATATAGCTAATCCGCCAGCAATGCCCAAGATTGCTGATAGTGCTCCGCCAGATAGTCCCGCAATTTTACCAGCAAGACTAGAAAATTTTTCTTGAACAGCTGTAATAGCTGGTAGTAAATATCCCGCCATTTTAGTTCCGATTATCTGAATGGCTCTAGCGGCTACCATCTTAATGATGTCTATTTGGTCATTGAATGCGTTTGCTCTATCAAGTGCACTCTGGCTGATTGGCTCTAGCTTGTTTTTTCTGAATATTTCAGAAACTTTCCGATAAGTTTCTCCACCATCAAGAATCAATGGATTGAGATCAGCAGCAGATTTGCCGAAGATAGCCATTGCATATGCATCTCGCTCTGTTGCGTTCTTCATTTTCCCAAGCTTCATGATAGCTTCGTCATACACTGCATTTCCATTTCGCAGATGTCCAGAGCTATCTGTGACGCTTATCCCGAGTGCGTTAAATGCTTTTGCTGCAGAGCCACTTGCGGACTGTGATGCTGCTAGCATATTCTTTTTCAGTTTGCTGTGAGATTTTGCCAATGTTTCAACTGGAACATCAACGAGCTCTGCAGCTGATTTGTACATTTGTAAATCTTTTGTGCTGATTCCGTACTGCTTCGATAACGTATTTAAATCATCAGCTTGCCTTGCGGCCTTATACGCAACTCCGCCAAGTGCTGCAGCAACTACTCCAGCTACAACTGATACTGCTTTCATCTTCTGCCCAACAGCCTCAATTTTCTGCCCTAGCAGAGTGTATTTTGCCCCGAGTTGACCTATTCTTGTTTGTGAAGCTACATATCTAGCTTGCGCTTTTTCAAGCTCTGCAATTTTCTGTTCTGTGGCAATAATTTCCCTCTGGAATTTGCGATATTCATCCGCCCCGATATCGCCTCGCTCAAATGCAGCTTTCACCTTCTCTTGATTTGCTCGTAAATCCGCTAGATGTTTTTTCGTGCCAATTAGCTGTTCATTCAGAATCTGCCCTTTTTGCTTCATGAGTGTAGCATTGAGTGGATCGTTCTTCATCAGCTTATCGACAGAGCTCATCTCGCTATGCATGCTTCGTGTTGCTGCCTGTGCCTTCTTTACCGCTTGGATAAATTTGACACTTTTTCCAGATATTTCAATTTCTAATGATTTTTTCGCCATGTCATTTACCCTTCCGCGAATCTATCGAAGAATTCTTGTGGAGGTGCTTCCTCTTTCCGTTCTTCGTAATAGTTATCGTTTATTTTTTCGGTCATAATGTCGTAAATGAGCCCTATATCCATTTCCTCAATGTCCTTCTGGCTCAGTCCTATTTCTGTGCATCGCAAATAAAATAGAGCAGTCGTGAATTTGCGACTGCTCTTTATTTTTTTTCGTTGCTTTCGCTGCCTCCAGCCTCTTCAGCTTCAACAAGTGTTTTCTCGCTATCTTCCCACAGTTCAAATGCCTCTGTTACAATCTCGATGCCATCCATTAGCTCAAACTGCTCTAGCCACTCATCAACTGTTGCTGCCTTTTCATCAATGCACATAATGTATGCCATATCTTCCATAAGTCCCATATCAACTTGCTCAATGTCTACATTTGCAACATCTACATCGCCATTCTGGAGCGCTTTCATCGTTTCTTCGTCTGTATCTTTATAAATATTCGCTAGCTCCGTTAGCATGTCGCGCTTGAAGTGATTTCTAAACTTCCTCGGTGTTGCCCCCGTTGCTGCGAAGTGATATTCTTTCCCATTCTTTATTATTGTTTTTTTAGCCATTTTTATTCTCCTGTGCTAAATCGCGAAAAACCTCGCCATGCGTTATGCTGGCGAGGTTGAATATTTATATTTAATTGTTTAGCCAAATGTTGGCACTTTTGGTGTTGTGTACCAAGAATCATATACTTCTGGCTTTGTCTGTGAAGATGATACCTTTCTTCTTCCGATTCCTGGAAGTCCAGCTGCCTTGATTTTAATCTTCATAGGCTTTGGCTCGTTGGATTCCTTCTTCGTTTCAGAACTTGTACTTGGCATTGCTGCTTTGCAGTAGAAATACAGGAATCTTCTTGCCTGTGTGTCTTGGGCGAACTCGAACGCAAGTGCGAAATAGCTGCTCTTGTCGGAGTCGCCATTGACGATATTTCCGTCTGTATCGCGCTTTGCGCCTAGATGTTCTGTCTGGAAATCTTCTGGAATCTGGAACATTTCGAGCTCTAGCTCTTCTTTCTGTATCGCCTCGATAATTGCCCACGTTCCATCATCTGCATATACAGAATTTGAATCACCCGATACATCTGCACTTAAACTAACAGCTCCCTTCCAAGGCTTGCCCGTTCCGAGTGTCAGCTTATTTAGCTTCTCATCCCATGTTGCTGAATAATAGTGCACATTCTTAAGTCCAAGATGATATTTGCCCTCTGGCTTTGTTGGTTCTGGCATTTTCTTTTCTCCTTTACTTCAAATCAATATTTTCTTCGAATATTCTCCTCACATCATTAGCGCAGTCAGCTATTGTTGAATCAACAAATGGATGCCCATGTTTTGTTGAATATTCGAGAATATTAACAAGCGGCACCGATGTGCCGCCTTTTCCCCTAACTTTCTTTGTGTTGGTTATAATTCTTTTGTGCGTGCCCTTCTTAATCTTCCACTTACTCGCAAGATGCCCGCCACTACCAGCTCCGCTAGGTGACGCACTTTCTAATTTCCCCTTAACTAGGTCTGCAGCTTCGTCTACAGCTTTGTCTGTTAGCTTTGCAACTTGCATGCCCGCTTCATTCAAGATTTCATCAACAATGATGTCGAAGTTGGCCATTGTGCATTTCATTTATAACCCCCATGAAAAATACAACAGTTCATAGCCTGTTGTTTCATAGCCTATTCCGTCAATGTCGCCTAGTTCGAATGCGCCACCAGGGCAAGTAAATTCTGCATTAAGTAAAGCTTTCAATATTTCGCGTTCACGAGCTCTAACCTCTTTGAGATTCATGCTGCTCGCATGATAATACCTCAAGATTATTTTGTCTTGCCCAGCAACGAGCCCATCATCTTGATATATCTGCGATGGCATTGAGCTCACAGAATACACGCAAAATTCTCTTGGTGCAGATTCTAGATCTGGCAATTTACCCGCATAAGTTTTCACTTTTGGATAAATTGCATCGTCTAGCGCTTTCTTCAAAATTAAATCGCCATTAACTGCGAACATAGCTATTTCCCTTCATAACGTTTTAGCACGAAATTCATCATGCGATTCTGCTTTTCATTAACTCCCGAATACAGCTCATAGCAGTTCGGATTCAACCTATCTGGCTCTCCATCTTTGAGGATATCAGCGCCATTCTTTGCAACAACAACGCGCCTGTGTGCTAGTGCTTCATATAGGTTTGGTGCGAATGGCATGCGCACATTCACACTCTCTGTAATTCCCGCTGTCATAGCAGCAGCTTGAACAGCACCATATGTGCCACTCCAGCTCGCATAGTATGTTGTTGCTCCGTTGTCTTCCGCGACCTTCTTCCATCTTGTTTGATTGTAGTCGCCAGCAACATATTCATCTTGATCCACGATATAGAATTCTAGTGGTGTATCAATTCGCATCTCAAACACCTCGATTCTGTCCGATATCGAATATCAACATAGGATCTATCGCAGAATGGTCCGATTCTGTATTCAGATTTCTTTTTACGATTTTGGCAATTGACTCAATCGCCTGTTCATTCTTGATGCCCTTTTGCACATCCTCTTCAAAATCACTTCTGCGCCATCCAGCATTAATCAAGGCGGCTTGCGCCGCCTCAATCATGCTGTTAATCATCTCGTCTTGCTTTGGTGTGGAATAGACGATGCCCACACGCATTTTGATTTTGCTTGTTAATTTCGCATTCATCTGCTCCACCTCTCGAACTATGCGAGCTTCTTAATTGGCAAGAATGCTTTGTATCCCGCAACGACTCCGCCTAGATGCTGATGTCCGAAGAACGCAATCTGCCCCTTATCCTGATAGATTGCATCATTCTCTACAACTACCATGTCGGAGAACTCTGCGAGCTCGTACTTCTGTGGATCTCCGTATACAGCGAATGTCTTGCCCGCTACCTCTGCAGAGAATGCTTTGAAACCGCTATTGATTGAGAATGGCACTTCTAGTCCGCCCTTCGCCTCTGAGATTGTTCCGCCTGTTCCTTCGAACTTAACATTGTATGCTGGATCTCCGCTCTTTAGCTCAACAGCAAGGAACTCATTAAGTGTGTTCTTGTTGAGGAAGAGTGTGAGTGGAGATGTTACATCCTCATCACCGCCATATGCCATGATGATGTTGCGGAGTGTATTCTTGTCAAATGCCCTAACATCTAGCTTGTAATCAGCTGGCATAACCTTAGCTGGTGCATTTGCAATTCCGCGAAGATGGTTAGTTGCTCCATCGCCAATAACAATCTCCTTCGATGCCTTCTTGCGCAGTGACTTCTGCACGTTCTTAATGATTGCATCGAGATAATCAATTGTGTTGAGCTCCTTCACCTCTTCATTAACAATAGCCTTTGCTGTCAGCTTTGTTGCAACAGTATCGTTGGTGTTGAACGTGCCTTCTGCTGTTGTGTATGCCCCAGCCTCCGCTGTGTAATCTGCATCAGTAACATCAACTTCGAATGCTACTTCGTATCTTGCGGCACCCTTCATCGGAACGTGTGCAACAAGGTCAATTGCCTGTGCGACCTGGTTCGGTGCTTCCTCTAGTGTTCCCTTATATGCTGTCGGCTTCTGCGTGGAAGAAGATGCAATTGCTCTCTTCTGAATTTCTCTCTGCGCATCTGCGGAAATTACAGTTGGCTTTCCGCTTCTGATTTCAGCGGCTAGCTTATCAAGGTCAATGCCCTTCTGCTCCACCTTCTCTGCATCGTGATTTGTCTTCACGATTTCTGGCTGTGCACTAGATCTCTCTTCTGCAGCCTTCTTCTCTGGTGTCTTCTCTTCTAGCTTTCTAGCCTCTTCAATCTGCGCATCAAGCTTCTTGAGTTCTAGCTTGATTTCGTTCAGCGCCTCTTCGCTTTTAGCCTCTGCAATTTCTGCAATCTTCGCAGCTCTCATCTCTAGTAGTTCTTTTAGTGTCTTCATTTCGTTTCTCCTTAAATCATCTTATACATTGCTTCAAGTTCTAACTTCTTTTTCCTCAATTCAAAATCATTCGCATCATCCATGCGGCTCTTCTTCTCGCTATCCAGCAATTCAAAGCTCCTCGCATAAATTGAGGTGCTATCATAAAATGGCACATCTACAACGCTCACATCATAGAGCTTGTCGATATCCGTGATAGTTCTGGTTATTTTGAGCTTATCACCCTCTTCAAGGTACTCCCATATATCTGTTCCCTTGCGAGTCGTGAATGCAAAACTCATTTTGTCTAGTAACCCATTCTTAATTGATGTATATACATCTCTGTTAGATGATGTATCAATTAGCTCTGCAACGATATCTAGCCCCTCATGGCTCTTGATGAGCTCAAGACTCTTGTTTCTCGTTCTTGCCATGATAAGAAATTCATCATGGTGATTGTATCGAAGCGGCACATCGCGCATATCTGTGTTATCCAATGCCCCCGGTGCAATTATCTCGGTATACTCTTCATCTCCAAAATGATATGTCTGCGGTGAATCGAACACGATGGCGCGACCTTCAATCTTCATTCCCTCTTCAGCGGCCGCCCTAATCTCCATCATTCTTCTTTCAAATTTTGGCTTGCTCATTATTCTTTAGTTCCTTTCCCAACTTGATAATCTTCTGCATTATCAGTGTTAACAAAATTAAGTGATTGCATTCTTGTGTGTCCTTCACCATCTGGCAACGGTTCGAGCCCGAAGAGCTCTGTTCTAATTTCATCAAGATACATAAGCCCTGTGTTCGTTGCTAGTGTTGCAAGGCTGATGCTGTCTTGAGGTGTTAACCTCTGCAGCATTAGAAAATAGCATCGCACTTGATGTCCCACATCTTTTTCGCGTTCAGTAAAGCAATGTGCGGTGAATGCCTCTTCAAATTGCTTAATAAATGGCTCAATGCAGCTTTGATAAAAACTTGTATAGTCTTCTGAATCGTATTCACCAGATAGAATCGCCAATGATACTCCGTATCGCTCGCACACATTTTCTTTCAAAAATTTAAGTGTTCCGCTGTCAACCTGTGCGAAATCAATCTTTATTGGTGTAAAATCGCCAACAAGGTCCGTTGCAATAATTCCTGTCTTGCTTTTCATGATGTGTGATTCAAAACTATCACGCGTTGAATTGAGCTTTTCACCATCAAGAATTGACTTGGCAGCATATACACCCTTGATTTGCAAGCTAGCCTCAATTGACTTTGGAAGCCCTTCGATAGTCTTGTGCAACGCATCTACACTATGCATTACATTCGCATCATCTGGCCTTCCGTAATCATTGCCACCCAGCACCATGTTAGTGCCTCTTCGCCACTTGATATTGATTAGTTCACTCTCTGGGAGTGTGAATGTAGAGCCATCTGCAAATGTCATTTTGATTTCGATGTAATCATCACCAATGCCAACATCAACGGTTTTAGGTGACAAAACATAAAATGCCTTGTACCACTTAATCAAGTTCCCGCTGGCGGTTCGTCTCCATTCGTATTTTGGATATATCCAGCAATTCATATGCTTTCTTCTCGTCCACTCTATCGCAGCAAGAAAATCACTTGTTGTCTGATATTCATTCGGCTTGTACCTAAAAAGCCTTGTGATATCATCGTTCGCAACTGCTGTTCCTTCACCAACAACAACTGATTTGATTTTGATTTTAGAAATCTCACTGGCAGTTCTATCTATGCAGTTATTGATAAAGTCAGATAGATAGATATCGTTACCGCCTAGCCCTTGTAAAATTGTTGGACTGCCAAGCGGATAACTAGAACCGCTTCCGTTTATTTGCGATATGCCGAGCTTGTCGGCTAGCCACTCTTTTAATTTCATCTTCGCTCCTAAATCATTGAATATTCATTCCTGTAACTTTGGTAAACGAAAACAGCATCCAAATACGATGCTGCTCCGTCTATTTTCATTTCGCGCTTAATTCGCTTCGGCATAATTCGCCCTATATTATCTTGTTTATAACTACAATTTTTGAAGCACCAATATGTGACTGGATTATTTTGGTAGTTGATTTTCTTTTGCCTCAAATTCTCTTCGGTGTTGTTCATTGGATTTGAGAGTCCTTTTGCATCTTGAGGTACATTCTCAAGTATGCCATCACCGAATAATTCTTTGTGTCGCTTGATATACGATTTTGCAAACCTATTATCGTAACCGCCCTTGAATGGCAGCACTCCGAACTCCTTATACATCTGATATTCATAATCAGCAACAATCGCTGTATCGATATCAACATCATCAACAATGGTTATCCAGCCATCGCGCGCCCATTGTTCATAGTTAGCGCCAGCTTTTTCGTCATTACGATATTCGAGCTTGCTCTTCGGCATCCAGAAATGTTGATGTGCCAAAAATTCTGATTCTGGCTGAAAGAGCATTGTTAGGCACATAAGGTCCGTTGTAACAGCTAAATCAACTCCGCCCAGGTACATGCGACCTCGCACATCTTCCATGTCGAATGTTTTTTCATTTCGGATAACTTCTGGATCTAACCAAGCGTTCGCGTTTGATTGCTTGATGTTGAAATCCTTGCACAGTGTCCAGCTTCTCTTTGTCGAGCTGCCTCTAGCCTCTTCAACTTCCCTTGTTAAATAGCGCATCTTCTTTGATACACCAAGATTCGGATTAGCTTTCACCCAGCTATCAGGATTCGTCCAAACTTCCTCTTCATTATCCATCGTGTATAAGAAATATAGCGATTGCCCTCGCTCTCGCTCACCTTGTAGCACAGCTTTTGCCTCTTGAATCTTCTTGTCAAGATGCCCATCATCAACCGTGCCTTCCGTGGTTATTTCAATCATCAAGCATTCATCCTTGGTGCTCATTGATTGTACTAGCGGTTCAATTAAAGTCTCATCTTCCATCTCGTGCGATTCATCTACAATCGCCAAGTCAATATTGCGCCCTTCCTTGCCCTTCTTCCGTGCAGATATCTTCTTGATTTCAGCTTTATTTTGTTTGCTGAATTTCCCTGTTTTTCGTCTCTGCTTCCTGTTTCCAAAATAGATGCCTGTATTATTTCGTCTCGTCACTCTTTCAAGTGATGCCGATAAATCACGCATCGAATCAATTTCAGTGAACACGATATCAGCTTGCTCGTAATCGTTGCTAGCGCAGAATATCACAGTTCCCCAATTGCCACAGAAGAATTCTGCATTGCCCAGAGCTGCTGCTAATGTTGATTTGCCATTTTTCCTTGGGATAAAAAGCAGCACATATGTATATTTACGTATGCGCTCGCCATTTTCATCAAGTATATAAAATCCATACGCAGCTTCGATAATAGCTTTCTCCCAGAGCTCTAAATAAACTGGTTTCCCGGCGAATGGCGATTTCGTATGCTTGCATTTTGCCTCAATGAATCTAATTCGCTTGTGAGCCTCTTCAACATCGAAAATTTCATCTGGCTTTTCGATATCTTCAAGCAACAACTTATATTGCAACTTAATCCACCAGCAAGCAGGAATTTCGCCACTCTGTATCTTATTTGCATACTCAATTAAAAAAGAGTGTGTTCCACTCTCTTTACATGAATTCATTCAGTTCGTCCTCTTCATAATCAGCATTGCTGCCTAGATGGCGCTCAAGCATCTGCATAATGTTCACCATCTGCGCTCTCTGCTTTACAATTTCAGCATTTAATGGATTCGGCTTGAGCAATTTCTCATTTCTAGGATGTCGCAGCACTATGCCGCCACTCTCTTGCAGTGCCTCATGTAGTTGTTCTAGCCCAGCTTCACATCTTGCAAGGTTTAAAATCAAACCCTTCATCTTGTCAAATTCTTTGCGCCCTTCGTTGTCTTCGTCTGGTGGACTAAATAATTCAAGATAATACTCATTCAATTTGGCAATTTTCTGCTCTTCTTGTCTTATCTCTTTTTCTGTCATTGGTTTTTTCACTTTCTCAAAATTTCAAAATTAAAAAGTCAAAATTTCGATGCGGATGTTTTTGGTGAGGGGGCTCGGTTCTATAGGACCTCTCTCGCTCATCAATGATGGGGGGTCACTCTTCAAAATTCACAAAATAATTTTTTATTATTTGTGTAGTATGTGATGGTCTTCCAGATGCCCTCTTGATGCATTCACCCTCGCTCGTGTCTATATGCACTAGCTCTGCTCCTAGCCTACGTGCCAGAGCTTCGCGCTCGCCTCTGTGCGGCAAGCCAGCCACGATGTATGCATCGTTAAATCTTCCGTATCGTGTCTTGATAATGTCGTACAATGTATCGCGTATCTTAAACGCAATAAAGCGCAGCCCATCGCTGTGCTCGTGTCCATCTTGCCCTGTCAGCATCTCGTATATCATATCAAGGTCAACGATGATATCATTGTTGCTCATTTGCTCTAGTGCATATGTTGTCTTGCCACTGCATGGTGCACCATAGATTATATATATGTGATGCTCTGCGTAGCCGAAGCGATTATGTTCTTCATCATGGCAACTGTTGCACAAAATCTCAATCTTATCTGGGTTTAACGATATGCTCGTATCATTAACATTTGACGGTGTTAATAGCACCTTATGATGCGCATGTAGTTGCTTCATATCGGCAATGCGACCGCATCGCTGGCACTTGCCGCTCTTTAATCTTAATAAATATGATAAATCTCTCCATGCCTTGGAGTGATAAAATGCATCAATCTCCTTGCAATGTGCTGGCATTTGTCATTTCCTCTTCAACATAAGCTTCTCCGACTTTAACAATATTTTTAGCAAAATTAATATCTTGCGTGTGCTTACAATTTGGATAGCTGCAGCTATTGCATTTCTTTCTGTTGCAAAGATATAGGATTGTTTTTTCCATTACCACTTGTCCTCTTGCTTTTCTTTTTCGAGCTTCAAGCGCTCTTTATTGATTTGCGTTTGGTTGTTTTGGAACTCTGTTGCTTTCGTCTTCCATCTATCGCCTCTCCTGTTCTGCAGCCAATAAATCATAGCTGTTACACTCGGAGCGATATATCGCTTTGTCTTCTTACGAACGATCGTTCTGTTGCCCTCTTCATCCTCTTCTATCTTCACGGTTTCTTCTTCAACGTAATAACCTTTAGTGAGATTATAGAGAGCCTCTTCAACCTCATCATCATATTCATCCTTGCCCTTCTTGAGAGCTTCTGCGAACTCTGGAAACCTCTTCTTCCATTCGTACAATGTGACTTTGCTAATTCCAATCTTCTTGGCTATATCAATATCACGTGCGCCATTGCGAGCCATATGCTCAAGGCGCTTCAATTTGTCCTTTTTTAGCCATTCTTTATATTTGCCATTTGCCACATTAATTCTCTCCCAACTCATCAATTATCGTCTGTTCTCTTTCCGATAATTCCCAGGTCTCATCTTTCTTGTTACTCTTTTTTTCTGCGTCTTCTTTCGCTTTTTTAAACCTTGTTGCTGCTTTGGTTGCTATTAAAAATCCCCCACCGAATGTGCCTGTGCCCTCTTCTCTTTGTGCATCTAAACTTCTTATGAATGCACACTCATTCTTTTTAACTTGGAACTCGATTCCATATTTTGATAAATAACCCACAGCAGTTGATGTTAATACTTCTGAAGGATATTTCTTCTGCGTTCTTTCTTTTTTCTCTGTTCCCTCGTTTTCACGATTCACCTCTTCAATTATCTTTTGAAGTGTTGGCTCAGATTCTATGAATATATCTCCTAAATTCGTTAGGAATGATGTATTTACCTTGGCTCCGTTTTCGTATGTTATTGTTGTATCAGTTATTATATGATTTGCTCTTGCTGTAAAGTTCGTCAAATATGGCGAAAATAAAAAGAAGTCTATTCCGTTTTCGTTGTACCAGTCACAGATGCTTGCAAGAATTGAAAATGGTGGATTATCGATCACAACACAATTTTCTGGATATTTCATGTTTTGATAGTCCCCCCCGGATAAAATGCTCTGATGATTTTTCTTCCCTCGAGGTTGTATTTCTTCACAACATAATCTTTTACAGCATCATATATATTTTGCGGAGTGTAACAATCATCTGTTGTTTTATTCTTGTTTGAGAATTTATCAATGAAATTTTCGTATTCGTCTGATAAATCAAAACCGAAGCCCTCCATGTCGATTGATTCTATTTTCTCTAGCTCTTCTTCTAGTATTGTTAAATCAAAATCAGTGTTCATGGTGAGCTTGTTGTGTGCCAGAATGTATGCGCTCTTCTGCTCTTCCGTTAGGTGTTCGAGTCTTATAATTTCAGCCTCTTCATAGCCTAGTTGCTCTAGTGCCATCAATCTTCCATGACCTTCTATCACAACATTATTTTCATCAATTGCGATAGGATCATTGTTGCCGAATTGAACTATACTTTCTTTAATTTGGTCTATCTGCCACTGCGGATGCAGCTTTGCATTATTCTCATTTGGTTTTATATCTTTAGTGGCAATTTTCTCTATTTTCATTTCAGCCTCTTCAGCAGTTTTTATATTTATATTAATGCAAGAAAAAAGCGACGATGCTGAATTTTCAACACCTTCGCTCTCCCCTGAATCCTTATTATTGCACTTATACTATATCAAGTCGGATATGTGCATTTAAATGTTTTTTAGTGATTTATTTTGTTTTTTTTCACCATCGCTATTTTAAGGAGTTAGCATGGTTAGTTTTCTTTGCCCTGTTCTTTCAATTGGTTGTCGAGCTCTTTCAGCGCTCTTCCGTGCAATGTCAAAGTCCATCTTTTTGCTGCATTTATGGCTTTTGCGATATTATCCCATCTCTCACCTTCAATGTATCTTCTGCGCAGAATTTCTGCATATGTTGCATCACTCATTTTGTAAATTTCATTCTCAATTCTTAACCTCTGCTTCCAGAGCTCTGCAATCAATAATTCTTTCTGATCTCGAATTGCTGCTAGCTTTACAGCTGTATTCTCGGTGACTTTGCTTATTCCAGAGCCATGTGGCTGTGAATCATAGCTAACTGCTTTCACACCTAGTGTTTCTTCGATGTCTTGAATCTGTCGCTCGAGCTGCCTTATCCTTGTAATGATTCTTTTGTAGCCCTCAAGAAATTCTCTCGCTATCATGCTTCCTTCCTTTCCGCACTCAAAGTGCCTACAGCACATCCCAGATTGCCGCATTATCTTCTAGCTCCATATCAAGCTGCCTTATATCTTGCATGCGAATATATGTTTCGTTCCGCTTCAACTTTCTTCCATTGCGCCATACTTTCAACCTTGGAACAGCTTCCGTTGATATCATTTGATATTCGATATGCTCAAGCCCTGTTACAGGATTGGTATATTTGCGCACTGATTCTTTGTCAATCTCATAGCCCTTAATTGGTTTCAGCTCATCAAGATTTTGAAATAGCTGTGATATTGATACCCATTCCCTCTTGACTACGGGTCTTTTCAAATTGCGACTTGGCTTCCATCTCCGCTTTGTCGAGTTGCTAGGATCTCTAAATGTTTTCTGCGTCTCTTTAATTAGATATTCTGCAAGCTTCCTGTAGTTGCGTGACCTATCCAATGTTGATAGCCAGATGTGACCGCACTTCCACTGATTATCAATTATTCTGCTGTCGATATAGTTCATCACAACATGGTGGTGCACTCTGTGATTCTTATATTCTGTTACGGCTATGTAACAGAATTCCTGCCCGAGCTTTTTATACTCCCTTCTCATTCGCTTAATCCAATTGTCAAGTTGGCGATTAGCCTCTTCAACTGTCACAATTTCTGCATAAGTTAATGTGGTGTGATAGTCTCCCGGAAAGAAGTTTAGGTTCAACAATCTTGTGAGCATTTTAGTTGCCAGCATATCATTATTCTTTTTTACTGCATCAGATGTCGCTTTCTCTTTTCTTTTTCTTTTGCCCTTGTGTGGGAAGCTAGCTTTGATGCATCTATCTATGCATGCTCCAGCTATGCATGTTTCCCGAATAACTCTTTCTAACATTTTGTGCTCCTCTTAATAGCCCTAGTGTTAATACTCTGATGAACCTTCAAGGCGGTTTCTCACCGCCTATTTTTTTCTTCTATATATATAATGTATGTTTTGTTTAAATTGCAGATGGCATTTAGCCATCTGCGGATCTATATGAACTGTAGCTTGATTTTGTGTGCTCTTTATCCTTATTAAGTTGTTGCTACAGTTTCATATCTTTATTTATCAGCCTGTGCCCTTCTTCAGTGAGTTCGCATATATACACTCCATAAGAGCTATTGCTATACTGTTTTTTCTGTTTCGATTTGCATGATATATGGCGCAAGCTTATTTAAATTTTTTCCATTAACTAGCTCAATATATGTATTCTCTAATGATACAGTTTTCTTAATTATTGCCATTTGGTTTCTCGCTTTCATTGATGATTATGTCTTCTGCTGTGATAATCGTTGCTTCTTTCCTCCAGCTCCGCTCTTCGCATCTTTCCTTCGCTTTTTCAACAGCCTCACTCTTTGTTTTTGCGATTACGTTTTTTTCTTCTTGAAGATAAATTCGATTATCCATATCAAGAAATGCGACTCTCACTTTCCATCTTGTTATCACTCTGTTGTTGCTGTTGTTTTTTTCTTTTAAAAGTTCTTTAATTTCTTTAAGCTCTCTTAAAATCTCTTCGTTTTCTTTTCTTCGTTCGACCCTTTCTTTACTTGCAAGAGCTTTTATATTTTCAAAAACTTCTTCCCGATTCATCTTTTATCCTCTTTATTTATAGCTTTTCTGCTTGCTCTAGTTCTTCTTCTGTCTCTGCATAATTTAACAGGTGTTTTCCTAAAGCTTTAATCTCGCTTCTGTCAAATGTATTTATTATCATTGTCCTATACGATGCAATATAACAAGTATTTCGAATTTTGCACTTTGCATTTATAATCAACTGTGCTATTCTCCATGGATTGCCACTGTTGGGAAGTATGACTGAACTTTCCTTAATTTCTTTTAATTCCTTAAGCCATGCAGCTAGTTGCTCATGCTCTTCTCTGCATCCATCACAGCTTGTCGCTGCAACTTCTTCTGCGTGCTTTATAGCCTCTTCAAGTGTCATTTTATTTTTCCTCTTTCTTTAACTCTTCCAGTTTCTTCTGACAAGCCTGTAATTCATAATTTGTATGATCTCTGAATTTTATATCGGATGGCGAAACTTCTTTCACACCATCTGCGAATTCTACTATTCCATATACTCTGCTTACTTGTCCGCCTTGATGCCCACCAATCATTGGCGATGGTGGTATTACATCGTATATTTCTTCCCATCTGTGGAAATGACCTATTCTGCCACCAACTTCACATGTTCTGTATTTTTCAGCCATTTAAATTCTCCTTAAAATGGTATATCCTCTTCAGTTGCCTCAAATGCATCTGGCAGCTCTTCACCGAACTGTGGTGCTGTATCTGTATATGCTTCATCTGGCTGCCTTGGAGCGCCTTGCTGGCTACTGCCCAGGAACTCAACATTGTTTGCAATTACATCTGTTGTATATACTGTCTGTCCGTCTTTGTTCTTGTAGCTGCCTGTTTGAATTCGACCATTCACAGCTACTTGCTTTCCCTTGTGCAGATATCTATCACAGTTTTCTGCTTGCTTTCCGAATGTTGTTATTCGAATAAAGTCAGCTTGCCTCTCTTTCCCTTGTGCTGTTGGTCTATCTACCGCGATACTAAAATGTGTTACCGCTGTTTGATTTCCCGGTGTATATACTAGTTCGGGATCTCTTGTTAATCTGCCAATCAGTATTACTGAATTCATTTCTTTTCTCCTTTAGAGGTCCATAATAAACATCAAAGATGCTATTGATAAAAGCGCTGTCATAGTTAATATCTGCTCTTTTATGTAACCAAACATTTCAATAAATGCTGGGAGCACACCTATATAAGCTATTCCAACTACCATTGCAGCGAACACAATTTTCGCTTTCTTTGTTTCGTTGTTTCGTTGAAAATAGTCATGTGTCGCTGCACCTACGACTATAATTAGCAGTGTTATTATTGGTGTTATCAACATGTTTAACCTCTTTTCTTTCTTTCCTTCTCATCTATCATTCTTCTGTATATAGTGCTGTGTCTTCCGTATATCATGCCTACTAATTTAATTATCATGTTCGTTCTCCGTTATTTTTCTCCCTATTGCTTCAACAACATTTACTGTTACACCATTTCCAGCTTGCTTGTATAGTTGACTGTTGCTATTTACAAATTCTGCTTTTTCAAAATAATCATCCGTCCAACCTTGTAGCCTAAAGCACTCTTTAGGTGTCAGCTTTCTAATTGCTAGATAGCATTTATACTTTTCACTCCACACCGCCCAGATGTATTTCGCAGCTTTTGTTGGTGTCACAACAGCTTGATTGCAAGATGTGTCTGGTGTATTTGCGATATTTTTGCACACTCTTCCGCGTCTTGATTTGCTATTTGGAATACTAAAGTTAATTGAATCGCCAACATCTGCTATCGCATATCCTTGTTTTGTTGCCTCTTTGACTTTGATTGCGATTCCGTGTTGATCTTGAGCTGTTAAGGTGAACATCTCTTCCCCAACTTCCTTGCACCTTCTTCCATTTTGGCGCTTCTCTGCTCTGGATGGTGTTAGCACAGGAATTGCAATGGCTGTATCTTCACTTCTTCTCTTTGATACTCTGTAATCTTTTGTCATAAGGCAGTTCGCAACTTGCAGCTCTTGTGGCTTGTTAGATGATTTATCAATGCCGAATGCGTATAGCCCTGTTTTCGCGCCAACTCCGCCAGCTTGTGCGTTCTGCGTGCAAGCGATTCCGTTGCTATCATATACTCGGTGCGCTTGTGCACCGCCAATTAATTGCCTTGTACTATTTTCTCCGCCATTTCCCGTGACAGGAAATATTTCGGATTTGCGTCTTCTTCGATTATGTCCGATAACGTATACGCGCTCCCGATTTTGCGGAACATACCATCTTGAATTGACAATCTGCCATTCCGCATTGTACCCGAGTCGGTCCATTTCAGTGAGGATTGACAAGAAGTCAAGTCCTCTGTTAGCAGACAACATTCCTTTAACATTTTCATAAATAAGCCATTCGGGCTTATATGCTTCTTCTGTTTCTTCCAAGATTCTAAAAATCTCTCGCACAAGACTGCTTCGCTCGCCTTCAAGTCCTGCTCTTCTTCCAGCGATGCTGAAATCTTGGCACGGTGCACCGAACGTCCAGCAGTCTGCAATAGGCATGTCGGCAGCTCGCACTGCTCGAACATCATCTGCATACCATTCTCCATTGAGGTATTCACTTTTCAAAATCTCCTTCTGTCTTTTCTTTTTATCTAGTTTGCCAAGGCGAGTTCGTTGCTCTTCCGTTATGGTGTGCATAGATCTGTAGCTAGCTTCTGCGAATTTATCGAATTCGCAGTGCCCTATGCATTCATGTCCCGCAAGCTCTAGCCCTCTTGTGAACCCCCCCACTCCAGCGAAGAAGTCAATAAATTTCATATATATTTTTTCCTTTTCGTATATATAAAGGCGGCAGCTTATTGGAGTTTCTTCATGACCGATACAAGTTTGATTTGCTTATTTATAGAGGTAAATAATTGCTACCGCCTTTATAGCTTTTTAACGATGGAGCGCAACTCCATCTATGTTGATTGCATTCTTCTGTTCCCATTTTTCTTCATGGGCGCTCTTATTCTCCGCATGTTCCCGCAGTTCGATTTCCCACTTGAGATACTGTTGCGCTTTCTTTAAATCTTCTAATCCGTTCTTCTTGTCGGCTCGCATTAGATATTTGAGTGCACAGCCTCGACAATGCTTTCTGAAACCTTCATCGCCTAGCACCGCCCTAACTACATCTATGCTCTCAACTCCGTTTAGATTCAAATCATAATGTGCTGGTGTCTTCACACTGTCATTTTCTCTTGGCATTCTCAATTCTCGCTTTCTGCCTATTCAACTTGTAATTCATTATTTCCGCAGTTTCGATGTGCATGCCATCTTTGATTTGCATTAGCATAACTTCAACATCTGCAACTTCTTCTTTGATTGCGTTGATATCGTCTTTCGCAAGTGCTTGAATCAGTTCTGATAATTCTTCAATCATCTTCATCTTCTGTGCTTTTAGCCCATAATGAGCGAGCATGAATCTTGCCATCTCTTCATTCCTTCCCTCGATATATTCTTTGCTCGTTATCATCTAATCATCCTTTCCGCTGCCGCTTTTGCCTCTGCGAAACTTGAATACTTGTGTTTTATTCTCTTTCCATCTTTTAAAATATAAATGCCCTTCGTTTCGTAACGACTACCACCGATAGTTCTGATTGCCTTCTTCTCCGATTCAATGCGGATTGTGCTTGCGCACTTTATTGGCACATATAGTGTTACTTTTAAATCAAGATTTTCTAAATAGTCTTCGCGCAACACCTTCCATTTGATATCATTCATTGCAACTCTCCTCGATTAGCTTGTTCATGAATTTAATTCCAGCCACGAAGCCTGTTTGCAGCACATGCAACTCTTCAACTGTTGGCTGTCTTCTGTTTTCAATCATGAATTCGCTAGCTAAAAACTCTACAGATGCTCTGTCGTATTCGTCAGCTTCATATACAACTTCATTCTCGTTCATTTTCTTTCTCCAGATAATTGATTTCGCCACTCCATATCTTTTCTTCCAAAGCTTCGCGCTCTTCAATCTGTGATTCGATGATTGATATAATGCCTCTGATATGATCCGCAATTATTGGCGATTTCATATACTTTAACTGCGACTTGTAACGCTCTAGCTTGATTTCTTCCATGCGGTTTTTAAAGATAAGCTCCCTCATCTTTAAACGCCCCATTTTGTCATAGGTGCAGTGCCAATCATCGTTGTGCTCACACGCCTTGCAACACTTATCGCACACATCGCCTCTGATTCGTCTGCACCATCTAAATGCTCGATTTTCGCCCGGTGTGCCATGTTGCCAGCCACATGCATCGCATTCAGCTTTTCCCTTCATTATTTATCACTTCCAATTGCTGCCAAAAATGCGATCGTTACGCAAATTAGTGCGGTAATAACAACTGCTGTCCAATTCATATTTTTCCTCCTTATAAGTAGTTGCGGCCGATGAGCAACATCCATGCTCTTCGTGCCTGTTCATCCGTGTAACCTTCATCAATCAAATTTGATTCATACTGCTGTTGATATAATTTCTTTAGTCTTTCATTTTCAGCTTGCGCCCATTCTGTTGAGTTGCTATGTAGCTCTTCATGGTGTGCTCTGCACACATCAACTTGAAACTCATTGTCGATACTAATTTGACGATTTGAGCCGCCAAATACCTCGTGTCGCTCTGCATAAGGTTTGCCGCAATATGCGCAAAATCTGTTCGCTTTCTCTTTCCAGCCATTTGACTTCTTTTTCTTTTTCGTGCTTTTAGGCTTTGGAAAAGCGCACTTCTCGTAATAGTTCCCCTTCATTTACACACACACCACAGGAAGAAGGATTGTTGCGATCACTCCGATATCGAACATCAAGAATAATATGTTCGATATTTCGTATCGCTGGCGGTAGTGCATCCACATGGCTGCGATGCCAAGTGCTAGCGATATAATCAGCATTAACATTGCTATCATCATTTTGTTTCCTCCCGGTGGTTCTCTTTCCACTCGAATTCATCAATCATCTTGTTGAGGTCCTCGCGTTCTCTCTTTAAATCTTCAATCGTCGAATACAAGAGGCTTGCTGTTCCCGTCTGATAATCTTCGCGCGCCTCTTCGGCTTTCTCCTCAATTACCTCGATTTGCGTTTCGATATGCGCTTTCGCATAATGCAAAATTCGTAGCTGTTCCATCGTGCCTCTCCTCTCTTAAATCATCATTTGATTTGTTTGCTTCTTCACTCTCTTGATGTCGATTTTGTCATTTTTTCTCGTTATCGTTATTTCGCTGTTTGCGATATTGATTTTCGATTTATCGATCACATTAGCTCTTATGAGCTCGCATGTTTTCTTCACAAGTTCAATGCCAGAATTGCACAATGGCTGTAGTTGCATCTCCCTCGATTGCTCACCACATAACATTTCAACATTTGCATTCATGAGCCTGTGCCACTTCTCTTCATTCTCGCAATCACATCTTGCTGTTGCGATTTCATCCGCTTCATCTTGTGTTTCTGCTGCAACTAAATGCAGTTGCCCACAATCTCTGCAAAATCCTTCCATGTTGTACTCCTCTCTACATACATTGTTTGATAATGTCGATAATCATTGTCGCTTCTGAATCGGCGGTCACGTTGGCTGCCTTCTGATAACCGTTATGATATGTTGCGGTTACAAATTCATATGCCCCTTCTCGTTCGTATTCCAGTGAGATTAAGTCTTTAAAATTTCTTGTTTCTTGCAATACTGGTAAGAGCATTTCACATATTTTTTTCTTGTCTTCCACTTTCTTTCCCTCTTGACCTATATACAGTTCCGCTCTCTTTTTTTATCCACTTATTAATCTCTGCTTTGTCTTCTGCACTTACAGACTCATTTGCGGCTAAAATATGTATATGGGAATTCCCACGAGGACAAGACACAATCACTATTGCTTCTTGTTCAGTTACTGCTCCTATAAAATCTGCTATCTCTTGCGCAACCTCTTTATCAAGAAACCCTTTAAACGCTGTACTTCTATATTTCCCCATGATTTGCCTCTCTTTCTTCTAATTACAGCCAATCGCATATAAAAACACCCACAACATAGGTATTAGAAGATCAATTCCCACCCCAGCAATTACTTCCGTGATTTGGAATTCGCCTTGCTCATCAGAGCACATGCATTTTAATGCTTCTTTAAATTCTTTCATTTTCAGACTCCTTTTCTTCTAATGCCTCACAGGCTTGCTCTATCGCATTGCGATAACCGATGCAATATGCAGCTCTGATAAGTGATTCATCTTCTCTTGTGATGTGCCTCTCTTGCGATAAGCACTTGATTGTTATCTTCTTATTCGCCTTGTAGTTCTGATATGCGTACTCTGCTATATCGTATTTCCCCCATTACACACACCGCCTCTTGTTCATAAGCTGCTCTGCTACATCTGAAGCAAGGTATTGTTTCTTCTTTCCATCAAAGATGAATTCGCAGCCTTGCATGAGGTTATTAGCATAATCTCGCGACTTGCCAAGATATTTGGCTATATCTGATAGACAAGGCCAATTGCCTATTTCTTTCTTTATGTCTTTCGTAATTGTCTGCTTATCCATCTTTCAGCCTCTTCATCGTGTACAATGTACACGTTTCGTGTTCTTTTTAGTTAAAAAAAATTGACTCGACACTTTCATCATAATATCTTGCAATTTTTATTTTCATTGAATCTTTTGGTGTTCGAGCTCCTTGCTCATATGATGCATATGTTCTTGTTGGTATTCCAAGCGCTTCAGCTAATTCTTCTTGCGACTTATTTCCGCGCATTCTCTTTAGTTTTTCTCCTACTTTTCTCGTATCCATATTTTGTCCTCCTTATATGTGTTGTACACAAGTTGTTGATTATTTCATGTTATTTCCCTTCGTTTTCTCTACTGTACACGAATTGTGCACACCTGTCAACACTTTTTGTGCTTTTTTTGTTGAGAGCATACACATTTTGTGGTTTAATAAATCAAACAGGGAGGGAACTGGCATGAAATTCAAGGACAGATTAAAGGAATTAAGAATTAGAAAAGGGCTTTCGCAAGCAGATTTAGCTAATGCAATCGGGCTCTCAAAAAGTGCTGTCAGTATGTATGAAAGAGGCGAGCGATATCCCGACCAAGACACGTTGGATATTATTTGTGATTACTTTAATGTTGATATGAATTATATTACAGGAAAAGAAATAGGCTCTATTTACTATCTAGATCCAGAAGCAGCAGAAGCAGCTAAAGAGATGTATGAGCGCCCAGAGTTAAAAGTGCTATTCGATGCATCTCGAAATGTAACAAAAGAAGATATTTTGAGTGTTGCAAATATTTTAGAAAAATTAAAGAAGGATCAGTTTGGTGACGAAGAATGACGGAGAATGTTCAAGTCAGAATCATTGATATGCCCCACAGAGTTCATGGGGCAACAGCATATTTTATTGATACATCTGGCGAGTTATTTTATACAATTTTCTTAAATGCTCATGATTCATGTGAGCAACATCACAGCTCATATATTCACGAGATTGAGCACATCAACAATGGTGATTTTTCTTGCATGATTCCGCTCGAAGATTTGGAACTTGCTAGGCATCAATCTATGGCAACACCACTCTGCGCTTTTGCCGAGTGATTGCAGTATATTTATTATTATTTAACAGGAGGAACTATTATGAAAACTTGGAAGCTAATTTCTGGTATCTTGTCCATTGTTTTAGCTGTATTTGTGCTTTTACAATCAGCTGCAGCGGGGCTTGGCAATTCTTTAGCTGAAAATGGAGAAATGAGCGGGAGCGCTGGTTTTCTCGTTGCTATCTTGCTAATAGCTGGCGGCATTACATCAATTGTTGTAAGGAAGAGTGTCAAAAAGGGTGCACACATCGCATTAATTATCATGTATGGTCTGGCTGCAATTACAGGCTTCACAATGGCTGGCAGTTACGAAGATTTAAAAATCTGGGCTGGTTGGTGCTTAATCTGTGCAATTCTTGCTGTTGTCGCAATCTTCAAATCGAAGAATGTTGTTGACGAAGATAACTAGATTTTAACGAACTAAAAACCGCACCTACTGCAATAGGCGCGGTCGGAGCTGTTGATGTATTTATCAACAAACACAAATATCATTTAAAGTATATCAGCAGCACTAGCACATTACAACTATATCAGCTAATTAGTTCTTTAATGTGCTTTTTTAGTGCAAAAATACGAGGTTTTTATGATTACTAAAACATTTATATATAATGGCAAGCGCTATTATGTGCGCGGAAAAACAGAGCGCGCTGTTATAGAAAAGCTGATATTGAAAAAGCAAGCACTTGAACGCGATGAGGTGCTGAATCCAGCAAGGCGCACTGTTGCATCATGGGCACTTGAATGCGTTGATACATACAAGGTAAATCAGAGCGAAATAACACGCGAAAAGTATTTACAAAAATTAAAATCATATGTACTCAATGAGATCGGTGCTTTATTAATTAAGGATGTAACTCCTATCATGTGTCAGCGCGTTTTGAATTTAAAAGGTGATAAATCAAAAGCGACAATCAATGATACTTATCAGATGTTGCGCTTTATTTTTAAGTACGCAAAAATAAATAAGCTTATTAATATAGATCCTACCGAAAATCTAATGAAGCCTTCTGGATATTATCATCCGAGACGATCTCTTACTACGTTAGAGCAAAGACACTTCCTAAATGTTCTCAATCAGCATTATGTGCCTCTGTACTTCGCTCTAATGTATTATGCCGGGTGCCGCCCTTCCGAAGCCTCTGCAGTTGAATTTCGTGATATAGTCACGCGAGATGGTGAGCGATATTTGCACATTCGAGGAACGAAAACAAAGGCAGCAGATAGATATGTGCCTATTGTTGATGGGCTCGCTAAATTGTTGCCGCATGGATCATCTCCGTTCGAATTGCTTTGCAAGAATCAGCAAGGGAAAGAGCTGAATAAAGATAACAAGCGCAGAGCATGGGCGCATTTGTGTCGCCTCATGAATATAGATATGGGATGCAAGGTGTATCGCAATGAGCTTTTGCCGCCTTATCCTCTTGCAACAGATATATCAGCATACTCACTGCGCCATACATTTTGCACAAATCTACAAAAACGCGGTGTCGATATCAGAACAGCGCAATATCTAATGGGCCATGCTGATATAGCTATGACTGCCAACATATATACACACGTTGATTTTGAATTAATAAATCAAGCTGCTGCATTGATGTGATTTCTGGTGTTGCACTTCCTCTTCAGCGCGTTGAAATATCAACAATCTCTGTTGTACTCCTAAAGCGGGTGTCGGAGGTTCGAATCCTCTTCGGGACACCACCTCAAAACACTGCAATTCTAACGAGTTGCGGTGTTTTTCTTTTGCTCGCCAAGCTCGTGTTATTGCCGATATTTGCCGATATTTGCCGATATCGGTGTTGCACCTAATGTTGCACCAATTGTGCACAATTCATTTTTTGTTTTAAAATATTCTTTCAAAAATTATAAAAAGTTTTGCGAAAGTAGTTGACAATGTTCGACAATAGGTGTATACTATAGACAAGTTAAGAGGTGAGAGCGGAATGCTCAAGGAGGATAAAAAATGAAATACAATAGAATCAGCGCGATAATCAACAGCACCGGGGAAAAAATTAACCTATATAGCGATGGAGAGTTTAAAAACTTCGAAAAATTAAGAGCAATATTCGGAAAAGACTACGACGACGTCAATGACAGGCTGATGGACGGACCCGACGTTAACGGTTGGAAATACACTGAAAGGGTGTACGAATTCGGAGAAGAAGTTGAGAGTGTTACATTTGTTTACTGCATAGTAACACCACGGTATATCGTGGTGAGCTACAAACCAGGCAGCGACCTTGACAAATATTATAAAATTTTTGACGATATAGAAAAAGCAAAAGCTTTTCTGTATACCGAAGAGTATGACTTTCGGGAGAGGGAGTTGTATGATTGCACGGAAGATTTGTCAGAGGATTTCGTTAGTGACTGGTGCCTACCAGCCGATTATGATGAGGCAGAAGCAAATGACAGAGGTTATTTTTGGGACGATAATTTTGACCTATTTACAAACATCAGTGAATCATGGGATTAAATAAATCACATGAAGATACAGTGAAAAAGGAGGAACATTATGGGAGAAGAGAAAAGGTCGGAAAGAGTGGCGATTAGACTTACACCATCACTCAAAGAGGCAGTCACAGAGCTAGCCTCTAGCGAAAATAGATCACTCAGTAACTACATAGAGTTGCTACTGAGTGAAAAAGTTGAAGAGTTAAAGAAATAAAAAAAGAGCGGGCCTGCGACTGGCTCGCTCTTTTTCACTATTATCACAATAATAGTTGGTCAATAGCTGCTTTTTAGAAAAGCTACTTACATTATAAAGTTGATTCACCATGTTTGCAATAAAAAAGAGAGACTTAATCGTCCCTCTTTTCATCGTAAATACATAATTAATATGTTTCAGCTTTTGAGTCTTCAACTACTACTCTTTCTAATAATTCAAGAACATATATAGGGGCTTTTCTACGACCACTCTCCCAATCTTGAATTGTCCTTACAGGTATGTTGTATCTTTTGCCAAATGCTGATTGTGATAATCCAAGAAGCTTTCGCATTTCCTTTAGTTCCATTATAACTATCTCCTTTTTAAAGTAATAATGATAGAACAGATTGATAATACAATCGCTATGCTACTTAATGTTATTGCTAATATCTTCATTTTATCTTTTTTAGATGAGCGGGGGATTATGTTATCCCCCTTGTCTTAACCATATCTTATTGCTATAATCAATGTAGCCAACGAAGCTATCAGATTGATAGTTGCAGTGATGAGGTTAAGTATTTCAGCCTTGTTGCTGCTTTTTTTATTTCTCATCTTTCTACCTCCTTTCTGTAATTATATTAACACGCATTGCCGTATA